GGAAACACGGGGTTCGAAGAGATTCCCGATTTGTATCTCTTGCTCAATAACGGGCAAAGGGCGGTAATTGGTTACGATGCTACTTCGGGCGACGATATTCCGCCGCAATCGGAAACGATGCTCGTTGGATTAAGTACCGACCTCACCGGACTCTCTGCACACAACCCCGGCGCGGCTATAACGGCGTGGAGCGAATCAACTCCTTTTTACGATACGGGCGGGAATTTTTCTGGAGGCTCGACCTTTACCGCACCCTTCCGGGCTTACTATACCTTTCGAATCAACCTCTTCGGGCGAACAAACGACACGACGCACGCCTTTGATTTATGGCTTGAAAAAACGAGCGTCAGCCCCTCCGAAACCGTATGGGAAATTTTGGACAATTACCCCGGTGCGGTATTCAATGATCAAGTTCACAACTTCACAAGCGATCCGATACTCTTAAATGCGGGCGACGCCGTGAAGGTTTATTACGAGATGGCAAACAGCGGCCACGTTTTAAACCTCGACGGCGATAACACAATCTCCCCCCAAAGCACATGGTTTCAGGTTTTAAATATCACTGACCCGACTTCGGGGCAAACCGTAGACGTGGAGCGCAATATGCCGGTTATGAAGCAAATCGACTTCGTGTCGGGGCTTCAAAAGATGTTCAACCTCGTATTCATCCCGGACAGAAACAATCCTAAAAAGCTCTATATCGAGCCGTTGAAATCCTACCTTGCTTCGGGTACGGCGAAGGATTGGACGAACAAGATAGATCTCTCGAAGGATATCTCCATAGTCCCGACTACCGACCTTCAATCACGCACGTACGACTGGACTCATTCCAACGGGAAAGACCTTGTTAACGACCTGGTGTTCAAAAACGCTTCTCGGGTTTACGGGAGGTATCGAGTAGATGATCCGGAGAACGATTTCGCTTCAGGCACGAAGGAGATAAAAAGCCCCTTCGCCCCTCATGTTGCTTCGTACATTCCGGGAACTCAATACGCGGTTCACCGGATGTTGGTTGACACCGACCAACCAGATAAGCGAATTAAAGACCCGCTCCCACGGTTGGCTTTTTGGAACGGGCAGGAAAACGGAACGATATATTACTACAACGACGCAAATTCAGAGGCAACGCCGAGCATAAGGTATCCGGCTTTTTCTCAATATTCGGATTTAGAGGCTACGGTTACTGACGAGGATTTGAGCTTCGGATACGAACGCCCTTTTCATATTATAGAGGCTAACCCCGTTAATACGCTTTATTTTAAATATTGGCGTCCATTCGTGAATGAACTTTACAGTTCTGACGCTCGCAAACTGACGGCCTTCTTCCGCTTGACACGTGCGGAAATATCGACGTTTGAATTTTCGGATAAGATTTACCTCAAGGATACCTACTGGAGAATCCTTTCGATTTCTTACGACGCTACAAGCGAAAACCTCGCAAAAGTGGAGCTTCTGAAGGTGTTAGGGGACATAAGAGATTGCGCGTTAATTCCTTACGACATAAACAAAGCAAACGGAAGAATTAGATTCACAAACGCCGCGGGTACGGTCGTCGATCAGGTAAGCCCCGCGAACTCTATTTGTTGCACGAAGTACGGGTATGTCTACGACTCAGCCAACAACTATTGTTACCAACCCTTCGAGCAATGAGGAATCTCGATAACCACCGTTATATAGGAGAGGCGATTCAACTGCTCCAGGCGAAAGGCGAGAAGACGAAAGTTCCCCTTTGGTTTAAGGTCTTGGATTGGTTCCTCGTGGCTTGTATTATTTCAATAACACTAACCCCGCTGATATGGCTCGTGAGCAAGATTACATCTTAAACTTAGACGCGAACACCTCGAAACTTGATGCGGCGGTAGATTCTTCGGGTCAAAAAATCGACCAGCTCGGAAACCGAGGGAAGGCATCTCTAGAGTTACTTGACACCGCCACTGGAGGGGCGACATCGAAATTGACTGGCTTGGCCAGTAGTTTTCAGGCGGCAAGAAACGGGGCGAAGTCTTTAAACATTGGGTTAAAGGGAACGAAAGCCGCACTCGCGGCAACGGGAATTGGGCTGTTCGTTGTGGCTCTTGGGGAAGTCATAGCCAATTGGGATACAATCACGAACTTCTTCAAGGATAAAACTATCGAGAATTCACTCTCGAAAGAGGTGAACTTGTTGAGCGAGATAAAGCGAAAGCAAAGCGACAACTTAGAAATCGCTCAAGCAGAAGGGAAGTCAGTCGAAGAGATTAACAAACTTCGGGCTACTAGCTTAGTCACTACCTCTGAACTTCTAAAAAAAGAAATCCTCCTCGCGAAGGAACAAGGCGACGAGGAAACCTTGCTTGCGAAGCAAGAAGAACTGAGGCAAAACCAACTCGACATAACGATTCTTCAAGTAAGCGAAGAAACGAAACTAAAAAATCTGCTCGAAGACAGCGCAGAACTTTTAGACCCTAATCTCGCCGCCGCAAACGAACGCGCTGAATTAGTCGCGAAAGAAGAGGAAGCGTTAAAGAAAATAAATCGCGAAATCAATGGAATCACCCAGTTCTCAGAAACCTACAAGCAAAACGCCGAAGCGGCCGCGGAAGGAAGCAAAGACCAACAGTATTGGCTTGATTTAATTGCTCAAGATCAACAGAAGCTCAACGAGCTACTACCTCAACAAGAGTTGTTGCAAGGCGCAATAAACAAGAAACTTGAAGACTACGAGCAAAAGAAAAGGGATTCCCAAAAGAAAGGGAAAGAAATCCTAGAAGAAGAGAAGCTCGACGTCGACCAGTATTTCGACGACCTCCTTGACGCCGAAGAAGATTACTTCGCGGACTCGATGGATTTCGCCTTGGACGACTTCCGAAAGGAACAAGAGCTAGAACAGCAAAGAAGAGCGAATTTTCAGGCTTCACATGATGAATCAATGCGGCTACTCGACGAGGCGCAAGCAAAAAAAGACGAAGCACTTCAAGCTGATGAAGACGCGGAAAAGCGAAGGCAAGAGCTGATAAGCATGACGAACGACATGAGGCTTCGACTTGCCTCACAGTCATTTCAAGCTATCGAGGCACTTGGAAATGCGTTCGCCTCTCAAGACGAAAAAGACGCAGAGAAGAGCTTCAAAGTGCAAAAGGCTTTGAGCCTTGCGAGTGCTACGGTATCAGCGACAGAAGGAGTTGTAAATGCATACAAAACAGCGCAAGGAAGTCCTATAACACTCTTAAATCCTGCGTATCCCGTTATTCAAGCGGTGCTTGCAGGAGCCTTTGGAGCCGCACAAGTCGCAAAGATAGCGAGGTCAAAATTCAAAGCACCCGCCAAAGTACAAACGTCGGCCGGAGGTGGTGGAGGGGGAGGATCCGCACCAACACCAACAACCCCACAACTCGACCTCGGATTCTTAGGGGCGGGAGCAGGGCAAACGGGATTCCGTACGTACGTCGTCTCTTCGGAAGTATCGAACGCCCAACAAGCCAACCAACGTATTAACGACCAAGCCTCTTTAGTAGGATGAATATTTTAGAACTCATAATTGACGAAGAAGCGGAACTCTACGGAATCGACGCTATATCCCTCGTAGAACATCCCGCGATTGAGTCGGATTGGGTTGCGATGAATTCCCAAGCCGTACAATTCAAAACGCAGAACGAAGAAAAGCGTCTCATCATGGGCGCGGCTCTCATTCCAGATAAACCGATTTATCGCAAGACGGGAGAAGAAGAATATTACGTCTACTTCTCGAAGAAGACCGTCCGACGTGCGATGGAACTCTACTTCAAAAACGGCAACCAAGCGAACGCCACCCTCGAACACGAACACAAGATAAACGGCCTTCATGTTGTTGAGAGTTGGATCGTAGAAGGCGATCAAGACAAAAGCCGTATTTACGGGCTTGAGGTTCCCGTCGGTACGTGGATGGTATCGATGAAAGTAGAGAACGACGCTATTTGGGAGAAGTTCGTCAAAGAAGGAAGCGTAAAAGGCTTCAGTATCGAAGGATACTTTACGAACCGGTACGAGATGGCACGCGCTACGATTAAACAAGACGCGCGATATAAAGAGGGGCAACGGGTCGTTATGGAATCATATTCAGATTACCCCGAAGGAGTCCGTAACAACGCGAAGAAGGCTCTCGAATGGGCAGATGAAAACGGTTGGGGTTCATGCGGGACGGACGTAGGCAAACAACGAGCGAACCAGCTCGCAAAGGGCGAACCTATCTCTCTCGAGACTATCAAACGAATGCGGAGTTACTTGATTCGCCACGAAGCCGACCTCGAATCTTCTTCTTCATTTTCGGAGGGGTGCGGTTATCTCATGTATCAAGCGTGGGGAGGAAAAGCCGCCCTTCGTTGGGCAGAATCGAAATTGAAGGAATTAGAGCTCCTCTCAGCCCTTGAAATCGAACTCGGGTTACATCACCTCGAGGAACTGCTAAAGAGTAAGGAATGACCCTTTAAAATCGTTATTATCTAAATCCCTTTTTTGATATGAGTTTAAAACAACGCATCTCCGACTTGTTCGCAGAGTATTCGGTCGCCCTGGAGACTGAAGAAAAGAAAGACGAGGAGAAGGAGGTAGAAATGACCTCCGCCACGCTCGACAGCGGGCAAGTTATCCAAACTGACGCGGAATCTTTCGCCGTTGGTGTTTCTGTTTTCGTAGTCAATGACGAAGGCGAACAAATCCCTCTTCCAGACGGTGAATACACTCTTGAAGATGGAATGATTTTCGTAGTTGCTGAAGGCGTCCTAGCTGACATCAAAGAACCCGCAGCCGAAGAGCCCGCGGCGGAAGTCGTTGAAGAGGTGGCAATGAGCCGCGAAGAAATCGTTTCTCTTATCGCGAAGGCGGTCGCAGAGGCGAAGAAAGAATTCTCTTCTCAAATCAAAGAACGAGACGCAAAAATCACGGAGTTGAGCAAGCAAGCCGCCCCAAGTATTTCACGCGCTCCAAAGATGGAAGCTGCAAAGCCCGTCGACCTTTCAAAATTATCACTCACGGAACGCGTCGCAGCGATCCACAATCAATTTTCTAAATAATGGCTAACGCTTCAGTCAACACCAATAGCACGTATGCTGGTGAACTCGCGCGACCTTACGTCGCTGCTGCGATTCTGTCCGCTGACACTATCGCGAACAATTATATCTCTGTACTTGAAAATGTGCACTATAAGGCGGTTCTTCGCCCGTTCTCAGGGGCGGCAATTCAAGCAAATGATGATTGCGCCTTCACTACTCCGAGTACCAATGCTTTGACAGTCGGTGAGGCGGTTTTGACCGCTTCCGCTTTGAAGGTTAACGAGCAAGTTTGCAATGCGGATCTTCGCTCGACTTGGGAGTCTGTTCAAATGCGCGGGCAATCTTCAGGCGCTCCCGCTGATTTCACTTCTTACGTGGCTCAGTATGTAGCCGCAAAGGTTGCAGAAGGAGTTGAGCATAATATTTGGGCGGGTAATTGGAAGCAAATACTCGACGAGGCCGCTCCTTACGCAAGTTTCACAGGCATTATTCAAAATATCGTAGACGGTGCTCCCGCTCGAAACAGTCTCAACTTCCGTTCTCGGTGTTGCTGACGGAACCGGAGTAGAAAGCATCTTGGACGCTTTGCAAATCTTGACCGCAGGAGCGGAAGGCGCACCGGCGTCTATCGCAGGCGACCCAAACACCAAGATTTTCATGAGCCGCGGATCGGCCAATTTGTATTATCGCGCTCTCGCAGCGACTTACAACTTGCCTTTCTTGAATGATGGCCTCGTAGCTCGCTACGCTGGATACGATATCATCACCCCGGGCGGTTTCCCTGATAACGTTTTGTTGTGCTCTAAGGTTGATAACCTCTACTTCGGAACTAACCTCTTGACTGATCATATTCAAGCCTCTGTTTTGGATTTGCAAGGCGTAACCGGAGACGACGTTACTCGCGTTATCATGCAGTTCTCAGGCGGTACGCAAGTCGTAGATATGAACGGCTTGTCTATCTGGCGCACTGAAACAGCATCCTAATTGAACCGGGGAGGGGCTTGAAATCCCTCCCCTTAATTCCTCTTAAACATGGCTTGTAACATTACAGTATCGGGGCGTTCCTTCCCCTGTAAAGATAAAATCGGAGGAATCAAACGCGTATGGGTGAAAGCCTTTGACGCGGC